TATCCTGGAACGTATTATTAATGACTTGACTATGAGGCTATCACAATTACCGTCCATTAGACCATGGACTGCTCTTGAGGCTATTAATGGTCAAATGCTGAATCCATTTTCTCGAAGAATAAATGTTCACACCGGGGGCGGTTATGGGTTTCGTGGTGACAAGACCTCGTATTTACCCGTCATATCTGAAACTCCCTTTATGAGAGGTATGTCTGAGTACACTCAAGGGAAAGTTGAGTCTCTCCTAGAATCTTTTGCTCAGGGAGAACCGACTTACTGCATGTACCAAGCCAATCTTAAGGATGAGCCACGGACGAGGGAAAAAGCTAAGGCAGGAAAAACTCGTGTTTTCTTTGCTGGCCCTATTGATCACCTTGTTGTTAGCAGGATGTATCTTGGGCCTTTTTATACTCTAATGCAGCAGTTCGATGAACTGTTTTGCACAGCAATTGGCATAGATATGCACCGCCAAGCCCATGAAATCTTGCAACGGCTTAGATGGGACGATCGTGTTGTTGAAGGGGATTATTCTCGGTTCGATCAATCTATACCATTTGAGATCCGTTGGTCAGCCTTCTCGGTAATTTACAAGACATGTGAAAAGCTAGGTTATACAAACAGAGATCTTAATATTCTCAGGAGTTTGATAACTACAAAACTATTTCCAGCTTTTTCGATGCTGAATGAGGTCTTAGTGTGCCCAGGATTACAACCTTCGGGAGACTATGGCACTGCTGAGAATAACTCCTTGGTCAATTTGATTTTAATGATGTATATGTGGTATTCACAACACGACGAATCATTCTTTGATCTCGTCGACGTTGTTACTTATGGTGATGATGTCCTGGTTAGCGTTCACCCGTCTATTGATGATTTTGATGCATTTAGTGTTAGATCATTGGCCTTATCCAAATTGGGTATGGATTTCACACCGGCTTCAAAAGGTGATACCACGATTGGGTTTGAGACATTTGAAACTATGTCTTTTTTGAAGAGAACGTTTGTTTCTGATCCACAACTTGGTCATGTACGTGCGAAGTTGGATATTAGTTCTTTGCACAGAATGTTGACCTGGAGAATTCCCTCCAAATTTGTTCCTTATAATGAGCAAATATCTGGATCAATCATCTCTTTCTTGTACGAAAGTGCAATTTACTTCGACAAATCCACATTTGACGAATTGGCTGAGCTGATTAACATGTGGTGTCTCGAACACGAAATAACATATAAGACGCTCACATACCAAGGAATTTGGAATAACATACTCTACTCCCCAGACGATGATCATGGGTTTCGATCTACTGGGGACGACGTTCAGGAAATTATGGTGGCGCCTTCGTCAAGTCTTTAAAGGCCACCCCAATATAGCCCTAGTAGTGTGGGCGACAACTGTCTACATTATGAAAATTTAAAAGTTGTACTGAAGAAGATATGAAGAATGAATTAAAACCTTTGCGCGATTTGGAGCCTTTAAGTCTTGCTAATTTGGAAGAATATCACATCCAGTCTGCCTTGCGCTCTAAAATATTAGAAATGGA